CAGAAACAGGTTTTGGTAGAGCAATGTTAGTAGCTAAACAACTAATCGCTGCAAAAGAATTAATACAAGATGCCAGAAAATCTATAACATTAGCAACCAATGCAGGTGCAAGAAGTACAGTTGCGGTAGCAGAGGGTGCAGGTCAAACTGCAAAAATTGGTTTTCCACAAAACATACCAATGTTAATAGGATATGCTGCCCAAGCTGCAGGAATTATAGGTGCGATTAAAAGTGCAGTATCAAAGACAAAAGGTGCAAGTGCAAGTTCTATGGCTGCACCAAGAGCAGGAAACAGTTCAGTACCAACTGCAGCATCTCAATCTCCTGCGTTTAATATTGTAGGAGATAGTGGAACAGATACTTTGTCCTCTGCTATTGCAGGTCAAAACCAACAACCTATCCAAACTTATGTAGTAGCAAATGATGTAACCACATCACAAAGTTTATCAAGAAACATTGTTGAGGGTGCATCTTTATAGTAAAAGCAAAATAAATTAATTTAATCGTTATAAGTATATGAGAATAGTAGAATTAGTTTTAGACGAAGAACAAGATAACTTTATAGAAGCAATTTCAGTTGTTGAACACCCTGCAATAGAATCAGATTTTGTTGCTTTAAAATCGCAAGAGTTTAAATTTGCAGAAGCAGATAAAGAAAGAAAAATATTGATTGGTCCTATATTGATCCCTAACAAACCTATTTTTAGAAAGAATGGAGATGAAGAATACTATATTTATTTTAGTAGGGAAACAGTAAGAAAGTCCTCACAGTTATACTTGAAACAAGGTAATCAAGGTAATTCCACTTTGGAACATAGTAATACATTAGACGGTTTAACTCTCGTTGAAAGTTGGCTAGTTGAGGATAAGAAAAATGACAAGTCAAATATGTATGGAATGGACTTACCATTGGGAACTTGGGTAGGCGCGATAAAAGTAGATAATGATAATCTTTGGAATGATTATGTAAAGACAGGAAAAGTAAAAGGTTTTAGTATTGAGGGTTATTTTGCTGACAAGGCAGAATTGTCTCAACAAAACAAAGACAACGTTCTTCTAACCAAACTTAAAGAACTTTTAACCAATGTTTAGATTTTTTAAAACACCAAGTAGAACAAGTCCAAAAAACAGTCGTAGAGCTTGTCTATGTGATGATAATACTTATTCAAGAAAATGTTGTGACGGAAGTTTACAAGCACAAGGAATAGGTAACATAACTGCATCGCCAGAGGAAACAGAAGAAGCTGAAACTGAATAATGCTTAAACGCAAAACTAATAAATAAAATCGTTAATTAATTAAACAAAGTAAATTATGAGTGCAACAAACACGCTGAACAAAGTTAAAACACTTTTAGGACTTGAAGTTGGTCTTGAACAGATGAAACTTGACAATGGTACAGTTTTAGAAGCAGAGTCTTTTGAAGCAGGGCAAGAAGTTTTTATTGTAACAGAGGATGAAAAAGTTGCTTTGCCAGTAGGCGAGTACACTTTGGAAGACGGAACTATGCTTGTGGTAACAGAAGAAGGACTAATTGCATCAATGGGAGAAGTTGAAACAGAAGCCGAAACAGAAGAAGAAGTTGTAGAGGAAGAAGTTGAAGCAGACGAAGAAATCATTGAAGAAGAAGTGACCGAAGAAGATTTAGGTTATGTTTCAAAAGAAGAATTTGGACAAGCTATTGACGAAATCAAAGCTATGATAGACGAGGTTAAGGCAGGTTATGACAAACCAAAAAAAGAAGAAGAAAAAGAAGAAGAAGTTGAAATGGCTGAACTTAAAGAAGAATTAAGCAAGCCTGCAACCGAAGCAATTAAACACGCACCAAAAGAAGAAAGCGTAACAAAAGGAAAATTTAATTTCAATAAAAACAAATCATTAACTGCATACGATAGAATCGTAGCTAAAATTTCAAACATTAAATAATAAAAAAATGGCAACAACAACTAACATTACAACTACTTACGCAGGACAGTTTGCAGGAGAATACATTGGAGCAGCTTTATTGAGTGGTAACACATTGGCAAATCAGTTAATTACTATTAAGCCAAACATCAAGTTAAAAGAAGTGATCAAAAAAGTAGATTACGCTTCTGCAATAGCAGTAGGAACTTGTAACTTTGACCCCCAAGGAACTGTTACTTTAACAGAACGTATTTTGCAACCAGACGAACTACAAGTAAACATTGAATTATGTAAGACACCATTCCAATCGGATTGGGAAGCAGAATCAATGGGCTACTCGGCTCACGACCAACTGCCACCTAAATTTTCTGATTTCTTCATTGCAAGAATATCAGCAGACGTAGCAGCAGGAACAGAGTCAAGAATTTGGGGAGCAAACGGCTTTACAGGATTGTTTTTAGCAGCAGCTTTTGGAACAGACGGAGGAACTACAATAGCACCTGCAGCAGTAACATCAAGCAACGTAATTGCTGAAATGGGTAAAGTAGTAGATGCAATACCTTCTGCACTTTATGGAAAAGAAGATTTACTTTTATATGTATCACAAAACGTAGCTCGTGCTTATGTAAGAGCGTTGGGTGGGTTTGGAACTTTCTTAAACGGAGAAGGAAATTCAGGTACAGATGCAAAAGGAACGCAATGGTATGACGGAGGACAAGGACTTACTTTTGACGGAGTAAAAGTTGTTGTAGCAAACGGTTTAGCAGACAACAGAATGGTAGCCGCTGAAAAGACTAACTTATTCTTTGGTACAGGTTTATTAAATGACTACAACCAAGTTAAAGTTTTGGATATGGCTGATTTAGACGGTTCTCAAAATGTTAGATTTGTAATGCGTTATACTGCAGGAGTTCAGTATGGTATTGCTTCTGACATTGTATTCTATGGAGCATAATAATTAATCAAATTTACCCTTGTCTTAATAACGAGGGTAAGTTTATAAAAACATAAAAATGAGTTGTACTATAAATAAAGGAAGACTAGAACCTTGTAAAGATAGCGTTGGTGGTATTCAAGCGGTTTATTTCGTAGATTACGGAACACTTGGAGATATCGAATATGAGAATGCTACTTCTAGTGAAATTAAAAATGTAGCAGGAGTGGCTGCAGTAGCACCAACTGCTTTTAAATATGTTCTTAAAGGCGCAAGTTCATTAGAGCAGACAGTAACATCAAGTAGAGAAAATGGAACAACATTTTATGACCAACTTGTAAACTTAACTTTCAAAAAATTATCTGTTCAATCACATGATGAAGTTGCTTTAATTGCAGTCGCAAGACCTCACGTTATTGTAGAAGATAACAATGGAAATGCTTTTTTAGTAGGTACAGAATGGGGTGCTGATGTAAACGGTGGAACAATCGTTACAGGTGCAGCAATGGGAGATTTGTCTGGATATACTTTAACACTTCAAGGAATGGAGAAAAAACCTGCCAACTTTTTAAGTGGCGGTGTTACAGGCGTAGGAATTACTATATCTACTACTAATATTACAGATATTTAATAGTAACTTACTAATTAAAATAATAGGGTAGCCATTTGGTTGCCCTTTTTTTTTATCTAAACTTTTGCAAATGTTTTTTATTTTCTCGTTATACCTATATGATAGTATTACAACCAATAAGCACAGAGCAAGTTGTAGGTGTTATACCAAGAGAAATACTTTTGGTTGATGACGTTTACTTAACTTTGACAGATAATACAACAGGGGAAGTTTTTGAAGACACAGGTCTCATTGCAGAGTATTCTGGTGACTTACTTAAATGTAAATTTACCTTAACACCACCAATAAAAGATGATAGATTTTATTCTTTATTAATAGGTAGTATATTACAGAGAGATTCTGTTTCAGATGATTCTTACATTGTCTACAAAGATTTAGTTTTTTGCACATCACAAGAAACATATCAACCAAACCACAATACCTATAATATTAATAAAGGTGTATATAAAGAGCAAAAAACGAGTAATAATGATTATATAGTATTATGAGTAGAAGAAAACCAACACAAGGAAAAATCAATGTTGTTAATTTAAGCAACTACGTTTCGCCAAACATTGAAGTTATCAAAAATAAAGAATGGGTGACTTACGGTCATAACAATGAATATTTTAGATACTTACTTGACAGGTATAATGGAAGTCCTACAAACAATGCAGCGGTAAATGGAATATCGCAAATGGTTTACGGTAAAGGTTTAAACGCGACAGATAGCAGCAGAAAACCAGATGAGTACGCACAAGCAATAACATTAATTCACAAGAATTGTAACAGAAGATTAGTTAATGATTTAAAGTTAATGGGGCAGTGTGCTATACAAATAATTTACTCAAAAGATAGAAAGACAATAGCAAAAGTAGAGCATTTACCTGTTGAAACATTAGCAATGGAAAAATGTAATGAAGACGGTGATGTTGAAGCATTTTACTATTTTCACGATTGGCAGAACATTAGACCACAAGACACACCAACAAGAATACCTGCGTTTGGTTTTTCAAAAGAGCCAATAGAAATATTGTACGTTAAACCTTACGTTGCAGGGTACTATTATTTTAGCCCAGTTGATTACCAAGGTTGTTTGCAGTATTGCGATTTAGAAGAAAAGGTATCAAACTTTCACTTAAACAACATCAACCACGGTCTTGCACCAAGTATGCTAATCAACTTTAACAATGGTGTACCCAATGAAGAAGAAAGAGAATTAGTAGAAAGAAAAATACAAGAAAAATATTCTGGTAGTAGTAATGCAGGAAAGTTTATTTTATCTTTTAATGAGAGTTCAGAAACTGCAAGTACAATAGATGCAGTACAACTATCTGATGCACATAACCAATACCAATTTTTATCAGACGAAAGTATGCGTAAGATAATGGTAGGACATAGAATTATAAGTCCAATGTTATTAGGGATCAAGGATAATAGTGGTCTTGGAAATAACGCTGATGAGTTACAAACTGCAAGTACATTAATGGATAATACAGTTATAAGACCATTCCAAGAATTACTGTTACAAGCATTTGATGAGATTTTAGCATTTAATAATATTAGTTTAAATCTATATTTTAAAACACTACAACCATTAGAATTTAATGATATAGATAGTTTATTAGTTGATGACGAAACACAGGAAGAAGAAACAGGTGTTAAAATGTCACTTGAAGCTAAAACTATTGACGGAAAAATCGCTTATAACACAAAGGAAGAAGCAATAGCTGCTGCAGAAAAAATGGGTTGTGGTGGTTATCACGAAATGGAAATGGAAGGAGTTGTCTACTATATGCCTTGCGAAAGCCACGATTTAAAGTCACCTTGTTGGGATGGGTATAAGCAAGTGGGAACAAAAATGTTAGACGGAAAAGAAGTGCCTAATTGTGTTCCACTTAAAAACGAATTAAGCGTTGAGCTTTCAGATTCTATATTACAAAACTTACAACATGAAGAAATTAATAATGAATGGGAAGTTGTAGACGAAATAGAATGTGACGGAAACCAATACGAAGATGACTTGTGGGCAAATTATTTAATTAATGCAAAGAAGAATTTAGGTCAAAAACTTTCAGAAGCGGTAACAGGAAAGCCAAATGGGTTTAGTTATTTAGATAAATCATTTTATAAGATACGATATAAGTATTTTCAAAAAGTAAAGAAAGATAAAGACAACCCAAGTGAGAGTAGAGATTTTTGTAAAGAGATGATGAGTAGGTTTGATTCAAAAGGTTACCCTGCGGTTTATAGATTAGAAGATATTGACACCGCAAGTAGAGAGGGAGTAAATGATAGTTTTGGGCATAAAAGCCAAGCGTACGACTTGTTTAAATACAAAGGAGGACCATATT